TTTGGTGGGCGCACCTAGCCTACCTAGGTGAGCCTTCAACTGAACCCTCTTTGGAGCCACAGCACCCGCCAGCCGCTCGTAGAATCGGTGCTAGCTTCGCCGCCGATATATGCACTATTCCGTCTACTACCCCCAGTAGTGCTGATACCTAACCCGCTGGTGTATTTGAAGCCGCCCAGATTAGACAGCAGAAATGAAAAAGCCCCATACAACTGGAGTCTGTTTGGAAGATTCTATTGTGCTTGTCAATCCACGAACCAAGCATAATAAAACTATGACAGACCCCATGTGTATAGGGCTTCGTGGTCGATAATAACATAAACAAACCTTCCAAGTTCGTCTCTGCATTAAAACTATAACACGGGCTTTTAATCCGTGCAAGAAAAAGAATGGGGGGAAGGTATATTCACTTCACCCCCGAATGCCATGTGGAGAGGAGCCACAGGCAAAGGATACCCGAGGAAGGTATTAGGAGGAATATACCACATACTGTATGGATATACATAAGGGTTTACCCTAATCTATCTGGTAACGTTACCACATAGCTAGGTGTTTACCCTAATATTCCTTAATAGTTACTTGACACCCACCACCTTTAATCTTCTTGCCGCGCTCAATGGTTATCTTCCAGACCTGTTGGTCATCATCAAAAGCCCCGGCGTCCTGTAAGGAATCTCCTAGGCACTTCAGCATATTGTCAATATCCATGAGCCGGTTGTCGCGGGGAAACAATAGAACATTAAACTCAACCTTTGAGCTACCAAACCCTTGATGATTGCTGGCCTCCCATATTTCCTTTACGCACCTTTTAAATTCAACACCGCGCTTAGAAATGTAACGGCGCTTACCAGAAGCTAGCCAATAAGCATTGACAGAAACTGGATATGGTAAGGTTAGGGTAATTACTGACACAATAGTTGAAAGAAAGTGGGTATAACCTATTTACAATTATTCATTCATGGATTATATTCCCAATCAGAGGAGAGGCAAATGAAAAAGGTGTGTGTAGTTAATTTCTGGGATGGCGCGTTCGATGGGGACTTTTTTGAGTTCTTTTTCCGCACTGCCTTTGACGGCATAGAATATGTAGATAGCCCGCATGAAGCTGACGTAGTTATTAGTTCCGTATTTGGACATACACAGACCGACCCTGCAAAAACAATTATGTATATTGGCGAGAATGTACGTCCTAATTACATGGGATACAACCACTCCCTTTCATTTGATCACGATACCTATGGTGGACGTAATTTTCGTTTACCTTTATGGTGGTCACGCCTTGCATGGGATGGATTTACACAAAAGCCCCGCAAACAGAATTCCCACAATCATGGATACGAAGACCTTATATCCATTGATTCCCTAACAAACGGGCGCACTCTTGATTTGAGCCAGAAGACTAAGTTCTGCGCCATGATTGCTGGGAACCCTGAAGGTCTGCGGATCAACTTGTACAACTCACTGCACAAGTACAAACCAGTAGACGGGTACGGGCTTATGTTTGGCAACTCATTACGCCAATCTAAGTTTGATATTTTGCCTGAGTATAAGTTTTGCTTATGCCCAGAGAATTCGGTTTATGACGGCTATGTAACTGAGAAACTGATTGACGCATACGCGGGCGGCACTGTGCCTATTTATGGCGGCGATGTATCGGTGTCCGAAGACTTTAACCACAACGCATTTTTAAACTATCAAGAAATCAAAGATATGGAAAAGTTTGTAGAACACGTTTCTTTTTTTGACCGCAACACAGAAGCATACCGAGCTGTATATGAAAGGCCTTTACTGGACGAAGCGCCAAGTCTTGACGGCGCAATTAAATTTATAAGGAGCATTGTATGAAGATAAAAACAAAACTACTTAAAGAAAAAAAAGATGGCTCGGCTATTTGCCAACTTGATTTAGATAGGGAAGCTAAAGACTGGTTAATAGGTGAGGGGTTTGTATCCGTGCTAAGTAAAGCATTGGGAGTGTCAGAGTCATTTGCAAAGAAACAGCCTAAACGAATAAGAGAACTAGTAAAAGATTTAGATATGGACGGGCGTTGTTGATGAAATCTAAGTACGGCATACAGCACCCACACTCGCCTGTAATGGAGTTAACTACTATGGTTGGCTGCCCGCTGATGTGTTCATTTTGCCCGCAAGAGAACCTACGGGACAACTACGGCGATAAGGCCAAGTACATGAAGCCAATGGATTTGGTAACGGTGTTATGTAAGTTACCAAAGAACACCCGTATAGATTTTTCAGGCATGAGCGAGCCTTGGGCTAACCCAGATTGCACGACTATGCTAGAAGAAGTTATATACATGGGCTTTAATGTGGCGATTTATACAACCCTGTACGGCATGACAAACGAAGATGCCCGCAAGGTTAAGAAGTTATTAGAAGATCATCCTAAGCAAGTAGAAGTAATTATGTTTCATTTGCCTGATTCCAACGGCAACATGAAAGGCTGGAAGTATTCAGAAGAATGGGTAGAGTCGCTAAAGATAATGACAGAGCTTGAGCTGCCTTGTGGGTTTAACGCCATGACTATGGACGGATCAGGTAAGGTTCATGCTGATCTTCAGGAAATGATTGGCGATTTACCCGGCTGGAAAGGCCATACACGGGCAGATAGCCTAAAGATAGAGCAAGTAGGCGAACAGGCACTAAGCCTTACACCACGCCATGACTTTGCCTTAACTTGCGCATCTACACCGTTTTACGACCGCAACGTCTTGCTACCTAATGGCGATGTGGTGTTGTGCTGTATGGACTACAACTTAAAGCACGTTATAGGGAACTTACTAACCCAAACTTATGACGAGATATTTGCGGGTAAACCACTACTTGATTTGATTGCTATGAACGAGAAGCCTGAGTTTAACAAGTGCAGTATATGTAAGTCGTGTGATAACGTGAGGAAAATATGAGAGAAGAATTTTTAGCATGGGCAAAGAAAAAGAGATTATTAGAAGAGGGGAATTTAGAATCAACAGATCATATGGTTGGTTGGCTATGGATTACTTGGCAAACAGCATGGAGAGTGGGCGCCGCAAGCCATAAACCCACAATGGATAAGTTGCGCATGGAACGCGATGCTTATGAACAAGAAATACAAAAAACACTTACACAGAAATATTATTTTGAGGCTTTGGCAGAACAAAACGAAAAATTATGATTGATCAACTAAAAGAACTAGTAAAAGCGCTGCGCCCTGTAAAGACTAAGTTTGATCTTATACGGATAGGTGGGGTTAATGACGGCGGGTACTTAATACCTAATGATTTAGAAGGTATAGCTGCCTGTTTCTCACCCGGCGTTGCTGATACAGCTAGTTTTGAGGTAGACCTATGTAAGCGTGGTATTGGATCACACCTTGCAGACGGGTCGGTTGACGGCGCACCTAAAGGTATTACGCCATTATCATTTACCAAGAAGTATCTAGACGGATACAACGATGAGAACAACATAACTTTATTTTCTTGGGTATTGGGGACAGATGCGTATCAGTTTGGTGAGGACTTGATTCTTCAGATGGATATTGAAGGCGCCGAATATGCAACTATCATAGCTACCCCGCTATGTGTATTAAAAAAGTTTAGGATTATTTGTGTAGAAATTCACGACACCGATGCGTGGTTTAATCCAATTGCTTGGAACACCGTAGCAACATTCTTTGCCAAACTAACAGAAGACTTTTACGTAGTGCATAACCACCCAAACAATAACTGTGGGACTGTAGATGCTAATGGATTCTTTTTACCCCGAGTATTTGAATTAACCCTATTACGTAAAGACAGAAGTGAGGCGCTTGGTTTTGTAGAAGACTTGCCTCACCCATTAGATGCCCGCAACGTACTTGATAAAGACGTATTAAAACTACCAAAGGAATGGTATGGAGCTTAGAGACGAATTTGCTAAATCAATTATGGCTGGCATTATTGCGGCTGATTGGAAATTTGATTTGACTGAAAAGAAGTGGGACGAGATTGCCGCTAAACGTGCCTATGAATTAGCCGATGCCATGATTAAAGAGAGGGAGATTGGGAATGTCTGAGCGCATTATGGTTATTACCCCGACTACTGCGAAAAATACAGTAAAGAAAGCTATTGAAAGTGTTAAGGCGCAAACAATAGCAACAGATCATTTAATTGTGGCTGATGGGATAGATACGGATTTTTCGATTATGCCTTATTTTATGAGGCTACCTGAAAACGTAGGGGGCAATGGTTGGTATGGACACAGAGTTTATGCGGCTATGCCACTAATGGTAAACGCTGATTACATTTTATTTTTAGATGAAGATAATTGGTTTGAGCCAAACCATGTAGAGACGATGCTTAACAAGATTAAAAGTAAAGATTTAATGTGGGCTTATAGTTTAAGGAGAATTTGTGATGAATCAGGACAATATGTTTGTGACGATGATTGCGAGTCACTCGGTCGCTACCCGGCGTTTTATGACCATTCTCTCAATTTTGTTGATACTAATTGTTATTGCTTTCGGCGTGAATTCTTGGTTACTGTGGCACACAGTTTTTATGGTCAGTGGGGTGCAGATCGGCCCTTCTATAAAGCTGCCAGCACAGGCTTGCCTGCCTTCGGATGCACAGGAGAGGCTACGGTTAATTACCGAGCGCCCGAAAGATTACTTAAGATGTTTGCAGAAGGAAACAAACTAATGAAAGATGCATATAAACCCTTACCTTGGAGGTTGAAATGATCTGGGAAATAGCCTGCAAGATTGATGAATTAAACAACAAAATATCTAACGCCGCCGATGTACTTGAACTTGTTGCTGATGACATAGTTAGTCAGCCACACAGCGGAGCATTATGGTTGGTGCGGGATATGCTGAACGAAACAAACAAGGCCATTGAGCTATTGGTAAGTGATTTAATGCATGAAGATAAACCTAAAGGAAAAAAGAAATGAGTTTTAAAAAGAAACCACAGATGATTCAAGTCCAAAAGCCAGCACAACAAACCAAGTTGTTTGTAGCTACCCCAATGTATGGCGGTATGTGTACTGGTATGTACTCTTCTGCCGTAATGCAGATGGTTGGCGTTTGTGGGCAGAACAACATTCAGATGTACTACTCTTTTATGATGAACGAGTCGTTGATTACCCGCGCTAGGAACTCGATGGCCTATGATTTTATGGAGTCCGATGCTACCCACCTAATGTTTATTGATGCGGACATAGCCTTTAACCCTGCTGATATTCCCCGTATGGTTGCGGCAGATAAGGACATTATCTGTGGCCTGTATCCTAAGAAAGAAATCAATTGGGTGCAAGTAACCGAGGCTGTAAAAGCGGGCGTACCACCAGATCAATTACATTTTCATACTGGCGCATTTGTGCTTAACCTAGCCCACGGAGAGAGCCAGACTACAGGCAACGTTAATGAGCCTATTGAGATTTCTAACGGCGGAACTGGCTTTATGCTGATTAAGCGCAAGGTTTTTGAACACTTATCCGATAAGGTTCCAAGTTATACCAACGATATGTACCACGCAGTCGATGTTGTGCGTAAGGTTAAGATCATTAAAGAATTCTTTGCTACCAGCATTGATGAAGAATCTAACCGTCTGTTGTCAGAGGACTATCACTTCTGCAAGATTTCAAGGATGGCTGGATTTAAGGTTTTCTGCGCGCCTTGGGCTAGTTTTAGTCATACAGGTTCTTACAACTTTAGCGGCACATTGCCGAGGTCTGCATGAGTGGCTGGTTAATAATCGTAACTGGTCTTATATACGCCTATATAGCGGTTGAACAGGGTCTTAAAGGGAACATACCCATGCTGATCTGTTACATATGCTATGCGGGCGCTAACGTAGGTTTATGGATGATGGCAACTAAGTGAGGAAATTGTGAAGAAAATATTAATAGCTGTATGTTTATACAGTGGTGTTGTATCAGCGCAGATAACAAGCTGGGAGAATAGTCCTATGAACTTTAAAAACTCAGATATGAATTTTAATAATAGTTCTAGCAATTTTAAAAATTCTCCATATAATTGGGAAACCAGCGAATACAACTACAACACAAAAGCTGGGGTTTACGATAATAGCGGCAACCGTCTTGGTTATGAAACAATGAACAAAGATGGTGTATTAAATTATTACGATAACAGCGGTAACCGTACAGCATACGGAAGATAGAGGAAAAGATGATTGATTACGCAGAAAGCTTGCTTACACTTGCAAAAGGTACAAAGGAACTTGACCACCTATTGCTTAGTAATGACCGCACAAAAGCAGTAGATAAGGTTGATGATTTGATTGTTACGTTGATTGGTTTGAAACTTTGGCTAAAGAAAAAAAATGAAAATAACAAATAAGTTTGGCCTGCCACAGACATTTGTTAATGTACTGAGCCGTGATGCCTACACCAAAGGTAAGGCACATTTATCTGCTACTGAGATTATCAATAGCCCGCAGATTGTGCAGCTCAAATCATTACACGCAGATGAGATTGAGGTTGATGTAACCGATATGATCTGGTCTATATTTGGTACGGCGGTTCATGCAGTATTGGAACAGGGCAAGGACGATAACCATATCGTAGAAGAAAGATTACACGCTGAGATTGATGGCTGGAATATATCTGGCGCAATTGATCTACAGATTGTTAATCCAGAAGGCATAGAGGTTAACGATTATAAAACTGTAGGCGCATGGGGAGTAATGAATGAGAAAAAGGAATGGGAAGAGCAACTTAACATTTATGCTTGGTTGGTCGAAAAGGTTAAGAAAACGCCCGTCAATCGGCTCAAGATTATTGCAATTGTTAGGGATTGGAATCGCAGGGACGCTATCTCTCGTGCTGGCTATCCCGAAACTCCTGTTGCAATCGTTGATATTTCTGTCTGGCCTATGCAAAGACGTGAAGAATTTATTCGTAGTCGCATTCACGCCCATTCAGAAGCCTTATTCGCAACGGAAACCGGCGGGGAATTGCCGCCCTGTAGTCCGGAAGATATGTGGGAAAAATCCACGGTCTTCGCCGTCAAAAAAGATGGAGCAGTAAGAGCAAAGATCTTATGTAGCACTTTAGAGGAAGCAGAAGAAGAGCTACAGAGGCTGGGAAAAGGGTTTTTTATAGAAACCCGACCCGGAGAGAGAACACGATGCGCTAACTTTTGTCAGGTTAGTGGGTGGTGTAAGCAGTATCAAACTTACTTAAAGGAGAAGCAAAATGATTAAACGTATTGAAATTAAACACACCCCAATCCCAACCGGTCAATTGGCTAAAGAACTTGGTATTAATTTAAAGAAGGATTTTATTGTTAGGAATCTGCGGGTAAAGCCATTTCTTGATACCAAAATAACCGCTTATTGGGATGATGTTCCCTTGATTAGAGCAAGGCTTGGCGCTTACTTTACTAGAACTTCAAAGTTATAAGGAGATAGGTTATGTTTAACAGAGTATATAAGTATCTTAAAAAGGAACTTTGGGGTGGCGAGAAAGATTGGCAACCAGCAAAGGAAACCATTTACTACGGCCTTATGACAGATGAAGAGATAGCAGATATGCGCAAGCGTAATGAGGCTGCTATGGCTAAATCTAAAAAAAGCCTAGGTAAGAAGTGGTTACTGCATCCATCTAACAAGGTTATTCGTAATGACGGCTAATAACTTTCAGGTTGGCGGAGATCATTATTCCAAGAATGCAATCCAGCCGTGGGATTACATTGTTGCCAATGAACTTGGCTACCTTGAGGGGAACATTGTTAAGTACATAACAAGGTGGCGCGATAAGGGCGGCATACAGGATATTGATAAAGTAATCCACTATGCACAGAAGTTAAAAGAGGTAGAGGCATTGAAAAATTTAAAAGAGGACTATGATGGAATACAAAGAACTACGTAGCATTGACGTATCCAAGTACACAGAGAAGAAGAACGGCCTAACGTACCTTTCTTGGGCGTGGGCCGTGGATCAATTGTTGTTAGCTGATCCTAAGGCGCATTGGTTTTATCCAGAATTCCAGCGGTGGGGTAATGGAACCGTAATGGTCTTCTGTACTGTTGTAGCGAATGATATCGCCCGCACAGCGCAGTTGCCCGTTATGGATTACCGCAATAAGCCTATTGCTGAGCCTGATTCATTTGCTGTTAACACGGCAATGCAAAGGGCACTGGCTAAGGCGATTGCGCTCCACGGAATTGGCCTGTACATATACAACGGTGAGGATATTCCGCCTGAATTGGGGAATGATGTAACTATGGTAGAGCCGGTTTCATTAACCGTAACAGCTAAACCAGCAGAAGCAACAATTACTCTTTCTAAACCAGAGGGCAAAGCGTTATTTGCCAGCGAGAAGGTATCCTCAAAGTTACCCGGACAATGGACTCTTAAGCCAATCGGAGATGATTTTATTGGATCATTGAATGTTGGGCTAGATGCAATGCTGCAATTAGCTGCCTCAGAAGATGATGTAGCTAATATTTTTAAGGTTAATCGCTCTACTTTTGATAAAGCAAAAGCCCAGAATCTAGATGCATACAACCAGATGATGGCTAAATTTACCGCAACCAAGAAGTCTTTAATTAAGGAATAAAAATGGAATACCCAAACAAAGGATCGCTTTTCCCATCAACTGTTCGCAAATCTGAGAAATCACCCGATTTCTTTGGCAGCATTAAAGTAGATCGTTCTTATCTACGCGATCTTATGGATAAACATGACGAAGATCTTGTTGAGATCAAGCTTTCTGGTTGGAAGCGCGAATCTAAAACCGGTAATCGGTTCCTATCTTTAGCTGTAGATACCTACGTAAAGCCTGAAGGTCCTCCAGTTACAAAATCTCAGGAGAAAGATCCGTGGGAATGAAAAAATATTTAACTAAAGAAAGTAAAAAGTTTTTTACTTTTGATGAGATTAATGAGGAGCTTGCTAAACCAATACCAGTAGATTGGGAAAAGTTATGCAAGCAACTTCAGGAAGCTTTGGCTAAAGAAATGTGCGAAACCCAAGATCTAGAAGCCGAAAGAGATAAGCTACTCATGGAAATGATGGAGCTGAAGGGTGTTATTAAGTATCTTGAGAATCAATTAATTATCACGTTTGAAAGGACGTATGGAAACCAGCCAATTTGAGGCCAAGAAGGTTGCTTTAAAGCAAACTAAGGACGGTCATGTGCTTACCCTAGCAATACACCCTGATGACTCTCCAGAAGAGATTCTGAGGGATTTTGTAGGTGCTAGGTATATGGTTGTTATGGTTCGCTTGGCGGATACAGAAGTACCATTCAATCGGGATGAATTTGCGGGCGCGCAAATGGTGAAGCTAGCCGGTATGTTGTGTCGGGATTCCAAGTTCTGGGATTACTTATATGAAGACGGGCAGCTATTTGAAACCAGCGAGGCCGCCTGTATTGATTGGTTGCAGTCCTATTTAAGAGTAGCGTCTAGGGCTGAGATTAAAACTAACCTAGAAGCACAGGGTGCATTAAAGATTTTATATGCACAATATAAGGAATGGAAAAATGAGTAATGATAATTTAATACCGTATAGCCTTTATTTGCCGCAAAAGCAGATAAACCAGCTTAAAGTTATGGCAAAGAACCGTAAGGCGTCCTCTTTTATTAGGGATGCTTTGATCATGGCATTGGAAAAGAATGATGCATTTACAAGCGGCTACAACAAAGGATTAAGAGATGCGTGTAAAGCGGTTAACAACATCAAAGAATCCAACATGATTGTTATTAAGGGTAAACCCTTAAGCGAAGTTCTTATTGAGCAAATTCATATGTTAGAAGAAAATGGAAAATAAAGATCGTGAACACATGAGATTTTTAGCGGCCTGCTTTGCGCTAATGAATTGCGGGAATCCAAAAACCGCCGTTAATCTTGCGGATGAGTTAATAGAAGAATTATCTAGCCAAAAAACAGGCGGCGGCATTGTTGATATTGTTCCTAAGCGTAGACGTAAACCTAGGAGTAACACATGAGCGAAGAAGAAATAGAAGAGGTTATACTAGCGTTGAAAGCAGCAGGTATGCAAATGCCTGAATACGAAATTTTACAAGACGGCTCATATCACTTTTTTCAAAATGGACAAGCGAGACTTAATACTACAGTTTATAGCGAAGAACCCCGGAGTCCTATCAATTGATATTGGTGTAGGTTTAAGCCGGGCTTCTGTTGGTGCCCATGCTAAAGCCTTGATGGATGAGGGTAAGTTAATAAGAGATAAGAACTACGGCTGGCATATATCCAAAGATTACATTGTGGATTTTAATAAGAAAAGCATTACGCCAATGGATATAGCTGGCGAACACATTAGAAAAATGATTGATGTACAGAAATAAGAAACTATTAGAAATTGTACGAAAATCTCCTTGCCAGAATTGTGGAATACAAGACGAAACGATTGTTGCGGCGCACAGTAATCAGCTTCGCGATGGTAAGGGTAGAGGACTTAAGTGTTCGGACTATAGAATTGCCGCCCTCTGCTTTAGATGCCATTCGGAACTCGACCAAGGAAAAACGTTATCTAAAGACCATAGGGTTGAGATGTTCGAGAGTGCGCACCGTGCCACCATTGGTTGGCTTTTCGAAAACGAACATATTGAAATAAAATGAGAGGCGCTGTGGACTAATGCAGCGTACTTATTGATAGAAGGAGTTCTGATTGTTTCCAGTTCACCTCTCCAGATTAGTTTACTACAACTCGAGTGGGTCAAATCCTAATTCAGTAGCAATAGAATGCGCCCGCCTACGGAACGTTGCGTCATGTTTTGTCCATGCATCAGATACTGTTCCCGACCTAGACATATGAATCATTTCGTGCGCCATAGTCCTAATTACAGTATCTAAATGCCCGCAACGCGCGTCCGAGATAGTAATAATATGCTCGTGCTTTTCCCCGTCATCGTAAAGGTAGGAACCCATAGTTTCTGGATCTGTTTCCACGACAAACTTAATCTGCTCCGGCAATGGTAACGACCATTTCATAAATGGTTCGCAGCAGTACAGGGTAGAGTAGATATTTTTAAGGATTTGAGTAGTAAGTTTCATGTTTGGTTAATGCAACCACGGAATTCAAAACGGTCCTCCCCGCATACTTGAATTAGCTCAGGAAGCATAAGCCTTCCCTCTTCAAACGATAACAGGGCAAAACCGGAACGCCAATCTTTAGGGCCATCCTCAGTATAGCCCATGTACTGCTCTCCATTTGGATCCGATAAGGTGCCTGTTTGAACGCCATAGCGGGTTCCGTTGTAATCCGTAAGGGGTTGGACAGCCAAGTTGTGGGTATGGCCTGTAATCATGTTTACGCCCGCATTGAGGGCATTTGCCCTACCAGCGCCAAATCCACCCTTCCAGCGGTGCTTAATACAGGTATCTTCATTTACCCAATATGACCAGCAAGGTAGCCAATGGGGGAAGTGATCTTTAAGGGTAAACCCTGATACTCCCTCGTATTGGGGTGCCTGAGCCGCTAGGAACGTTTCAAAGCGGGCATCGTGGTTACCCATTGTCCATATCAATTCAGCGCCTACAGAGGCTTTTTGGATGCCTTCCATGAATGTTTGGCAAGCTTCAAGCTCTTCCTTAACGGTTGGGCTTTTGGACCAGCCAATTCTAGGGTGCCGTGAGTTTTGGGAACCGTCAAACATATCTCCATTGGCTACAACTACTTTAGGCTGAAATTCCTTAATAATAATTAGGAGCGCCTGATAAGCCGTGGTGTAATCGTCAGGCCAGAAATGAGCATCTGAAAACACTACTACTCTACCCTTTTCCATTTCTATGCCACGGCGGGCATGACCAACGGTTTGTTCTAGTTTTTTAGGCTCAGTATATCTACTGTCCTTCAAGGTAGGGAGGCTTATTTGATGCCTTGCTTCGATTGATCTGCGCCTGTTGTGGACAGATCGAACGTCCATGCCATGCTTTGCAGCAAACTTAATGGGACTACTAATAATTCTCCATTCGTTAATAAACTCTAAGTCCGTCAAGTAATATCCAGCCATCAGTCCTCTCCTCTATCATGTGGTTAAGAAGCGTTTTACCACAAGTAAATTAAATAATCATTACATTTATATGATTTATAAGGGTATTCACTTATTTTTCTAAACGTTCAACCTGATTATTAAATTGAGTCATAACACGGGTTTTACGGTCTTCTAATTGCTTAATCCTTGCTGCTGGTGCATTTTTTTCCAGCAAGTTTTTTTTCTCTCTATTAATTTTAGAGACTTCATTTTCTAACCTGTTTGCCTGTTGCCATAGGCGCGCCTCAGGATGATCCCTTAAAAAGTCTGTTGTTCTAGCGCGGTCTTTTTGGCGGCCTTTAATTTCATTTTCATAGTTAGCCATACGGGTAATGTTGTCGTAGAACCGGTTGGCTTGTGCTGCTTGAGAATTAACGTCACCATAAAACTTACCAACTAATGGAACCTTGTAAGTAGGTAATTCTTCTCCGGTAACAGCAGCAGTAACAGCCTGTTCTGTTTTGGATATTTCTCTTCCAATGCCGCCAGTTGCCTGACCAAACAAGAAATCAATTTGATCTGGCGTAGGGCTTACTAATCCTTTTTGGTATTTAGTTCCGCCTGAAGCAAGGTTAAGAAAATATGATAATTCTTTACCTAGGTAGCTTGCGGTCTCACGAGCGCGGGTATATCCGGGAGTTGGATTAGTAGCGCGATCTTCTCTAGCAATTGGGCGACCAAATGTATCTTTGTTTTCAATGATTGCTGCAATTGGATCAAGCATCGTTGGAGATAATGATTGCATAGATAAACCAGCATTACCAATTGGATTAAACGCATCCATTAAAACACTAGTTAAATTCACCGCTTTCCTGCCAACGTTCTTACCACCGTTCATTACCATTTCAGTAGTAATGCGTCCCATGTTAGGAATGATATGCAATCCTAGTGGCATTGGAATAGCAAAGTAATGTCCGTCTGGAAATGGGATAACTAGATTACGCGCTTTAATAAACTCTGGTGGTTCATCGTCTTTGAATCCCATCATAGCCAATGCTAAGGCTTGAACTGATCCTAAAAGCAAACCACCCGCAACAATCTTTTTACCTGCTGGCCCCCTAAGGGTTTCTGCTAAACGTGCCGTACCTTGAACTGATGCATTATAGAAAGCATATAAAGCACCCATCTGTTGAGCGCGCTCGCCTTTGCGGTTAAAGTTAACTGTAAGATTCTTAGCAATACTGGCTGCTTGCTCTTTAGATATGCCTTGATCTATAGCTACCTTATAGGCAGATAGGCGCACCGCATTTTCCATTGCGTCGTTGTAGTCTGACAACCAATTAAATACCGCAGCAACACCTTTTTTAATATTACCTTTTTCAAGATTACGCATCTCTTTTTCAATAATATTTTGATCGGATCTGTTCTTACTGAATTGATCGCGGTATCCAGTAGCGCCACCTTCTTGTTGATACTCTTCCCACAACTTGGCCCATTCACCTTTAGCTACGCCTTTTCCAGCGCGGGCAGTTCTAAGGTCCGAATAAATTCCCGCTAATGCTGGTAAAACTCCAGCAGTAACCTGCGCCTGCTTTCCTGCAATAGCAGTAGTGGATAAGTTAAATTGAGCGCCCAATGTATCCCGTATGAAGTTATACGCACCGAACACTGGGTTATATTGAGTGTTAACAGAAGCTATCCAACGGGTAACTTTAGCGGCATTACCTAACGCCCATCCCATTTCTTCAGCATCTAGGTTCTTAATAGCCTGAACCATACGCATAGCTCTAGGATCGCTTGCGTTAAAGAATATAAAACGCTCTTGACCATTGATACGGATAGCAAATACGTTAGGACTGTTGCGTAAGATAGGGTTTACCTTATAGGTAACAGTACCAGTATCTGGATCTAATACTGCTGTCTGTGGCTCTTGAATGATGTTGGCTGCATCTGCCTCATTTATTCCAAGTGTCCTTAACTCAGCAAGCAAAGCTTTTTCATTCTTAATGGCATCAGGATTTACTGGCAACCAAAAGTTTGGGTTAGGATTCATAATTGCTAAACCATATAGCGCCGTTCCAACCCGAGCCTTTTCAGCGCGGACAATAGCCCGCTCACGCTGGTTAGCAATGTTAGCAAAGATGTCTGCTACTTCTTTAAATGAGCCAAACGCGCGCTTACTTGCTCCGCCTCGAGTTTGGAAGCCCTGACCAAGACCGGTATAGTCTTGAGCAAAATCTAAATCTTTACGCATTAAAGGAACATACTTTTTGTAAGTTTTATTCCAAACATCAATAGTAGCTTGGCTTTCTAATCCCGCATCAATTAATACTTTTTGAGTTCCTTTAACAATGGCATCAATTTTTTCGGCAAGTCCTTCTAATACTTTGGCTTTTTCTGGCGGCAAATTATTCAAGTAGTCTTGAGCTTCTTTGGTAAACATACCAGAGCCGCCGTCTAGCATTGCATTCGGATTAAGCGTTCCATCCTCTAAAAACTCAGGATTAATCTTAGCAATCTGTTTGTTACGCTCTTCTGCATGGCGGGCCTGTAGATAAGTATCAAGCTCTACAATACTGACATCTTTATCACGCATAGTGCGAACAACTGGCAACAATTCATTATTTAAGAAGTCTTTGGTGCGCTTTGCAGTACGCCCGTGATATAGCTCTTCTTTAAGATAGGCATTCCATTTGTCTGTAATTTCTTTGCCTTGGGAAATAATAGCTTGAATGACTCGCTTAGTATCAATGTACT